GAAAGAATGGAAGAACTGGCAGAAGCATTACGAAAGGCATTTGATGAAGTCAATAGGAAAATAGAGGAACACAAGCGGCTGTTACGCAGACCGCCGAAATGGTACAGCAAGGCGAATAGTCCGGCTGTGATTATGAGCAGGAGAAAGCTGTATCATTGCCGGAACAACTGTTAGAAAGCGTGATTTTATGAGAATTAGACAGCACATAGGGAATGTTGATATACATATCGACACAAGCAGGATAGACAATAATATTAGAGAAGCGCAGAAATTATTGAATTTGGCCATAGTCGGGGATTGTGAACAGTTTGTGCCATTCCAACAAGGAGCATTGAGGGGAAGCGCCGGGTTCCCGGATGGTGTTTATGGTGGAGTTATAGAGTACAATACACCATATGCTCATATGCTCTACGTAGGCCAGGTCTATGGCCCAAATATCCCAATTAAGGATAGCGATGGAAATATTACTGGGTGGTATTCGCCTCCTAAAAAACATCCAACCGGGAAAGAGATTCAATATCATGCGCCGGGAACTGGAAAAGAATGGTTTGAAACTGGTAAGCAGAGATACGGCCAATCATGGATAGATTTAGTCAAGAGGACAGCAGGAAAGGAGTAGGGGAAGATGGCTTGGTATGCGGAGTTAAAGCGTAGAAAGTGGTATTGTATCAATGGTATTGATATGATACACGCTTACAAGAAAAAGCTGTATGATGATTGGTACAACTCTCTGACAGACGAGCAGAAACAGCGATTAGAGGAATACAGAAAAGAAAAGGCGGAGAAAAACCGAAGGGAAGCACGAGAAGCCATGCAAAGATTGTTGATGATGACTGGATTAGTCGCAGAAAAGTATTATTCGGTGTGCGGAGAATCTTCCTTTCTTGCCGTTGAAAATTCTTTAGGGGGTTGCCGTGCTATCACCAGATTACTTCAATAACATAGATGACCGCCTACTTGAATTATACCGCCAGTTAGAGGACTTCATTCTCAAAGACATCACCCGCCGCCTACTCTCCGCCGGAGAAATGACCGCAACCGCCGACCGACTTATTTGGAAGTTGAAGCAGATGGGAGAGAGCCAAGCGGCGATTGAACAGAAATTACAAAAGCTAACAGGACTGACAAGAAAAGAACTCCGCTCCCTCCTGCAAGATGCCGTTCTGACCTCATGGGAGGACGATAGAGCGACTTTAGGGCAGTTGGGTATAGAATTATCCAATCCGCTCAAAAATGCCGCTGTAATCCGTGTTATGGACGCAGAATATAAGAAAAGCCTTGGAGAACTGACGAACCTCACACGCACAACTATGAAGCAAAGTCAGATTGACCTTATCAATATGCTTGACGAAGCTGATTTGAGGGTGGCGGCAGGAGTGCAAAGCTATTCAGCGGCGGTGTGTGATATTTTGGATAGGTATGCTGGACGGGGAATCTATGTGGACTATCCGAGCGGCGCAAGACGCACATTGGAATCGGCGGTTAGATTGTGCGTTGTCACATCAATGAATCAGACGGCGGCGCAAGTGACGAATCAGTACATAGTTGAGGGTGGAATTGAGTATGTCCTTGTATCGGCTCATTTAGGGGCGAGAGTGGCGCAGAAAGGACAGCCGCAAGAAGCGGACCATTCAGCATGGCAAGGGAGAGTCTATAAAATCCGAGGGACCACACCGGAATACCCTAATTTACTGGACCGGACCGGCTATGATGTGGACCCGAACACTGGACAAGGGACCGTTAAAAATCCGCTGGGCCTGCACGGGTACAACTGCCGACACTCACATAAACCGTGGGACCCACGTTTGCGCAATCCATATGTTGATGAAAATGGAAATCTGAAAATAGACAGTGAGGAGAACAGAAAACGCTACGAGCTTCAGCAGAAACAGCGTGCTATGGAACGGAGCCTGCGGGCATGGAAACGAAAGTTGATTGAAAAGCAGGAGCAAATCAACAATCCCCGTGAAGATATGGACGTTTCCAAGCTGCAACAAGAATATGACCGCATGGCCTACCAACTGACACAGAAAAATAAGGCGTACAACGATTTCTGCAAACAGAATGATTTGCAGCCGCAGTATGACCGCATAAAGGTAGCTGATTTCGGCAGGGAGCAGACAAAGCGGAGTAATGCAGGGGCAAAAAGGTATAAAAGTATTGAAAATTCTGCGGATTCTGATACAATAAAGGCAGGAGTTAAAAGTGGCGCCCTAACAAGCAAAAATGACCCTGATTTTAAGAAACGTGATTCATTTGCGGAAATGTATTATCGTGAAGTTCTTGGAAGAAAACGCGAGTATGAAATAAAAGCTGTGGCAAAGAACAGCGGCTTTTCAGCAGAAGATATAGACAAAGTATTCTCCCACGTTTTTGAGAAGAAGCATCTATTTTCTGATGGAACAATACATAAGTTTTCCCCGGACTATGATATGGCGCAGTCATGGATTCGATTGAGAGAGGGGAAACGTATTCAGGAGCATGACATCATTCTTTTGAATCATGAATTGATGGAAGCGAATATAATGGGAAAAGGAACGGGCATTCCTTATGAAACAGCCCATGAAGAAGCGCAGAAACAGTATAATTATGCTGCAGCTCTTAAAAAATATCTGAAAGAAAATAATTTGGAGTGAGGTATCTTAAATGCTTACTTATATTTTATCAGAAATAAACGGCGATGAATATATATATATTTATTATCCAGACGGAAATAAGGAAGCGCCTGGGAAGGTCGGATTGTCAAAGAACGGAGAAAAGCGGATAATTGAGGAATCGTCGGAGGATTTTGGAAGAAGATATGCGCAACACGCTTTGAATGGTATTGATATGTCAAAAGAGATCGGAACTGTTGCATGGTATTAGGCTTTGGGCGCTGTTTGAAGATGATATTTATGAAAGTCAAAAGTAAATTAAAGATTGGCAATAAAGTATTGCTCACCCTTGATGGAGATATTCTTGAAAAGAATGCAGATTTTGTTCTGATTGACGGGAAAAAGTATAAGTATGATGTTGCCTATGTTATGCCGTCAACGATAGGAGTAGAAGTAGAAGATATACAATCTGATGAAGTAGAATTTGTTTAGTGTTGATGTAATATGCCGCCGGTTAAATTCCGGCGGTTTTTCTTGAATTAAAATGGTACATCTCCCTCACGCTGAAGCTGTATAATTGGGGCATGGAGGTAGGGAGGGTATGGCAAAACATAAATATGTGATATACAAAATATTTTATGATAGCCCAGACGGAGAATGTATAGCATATCTTGGAAGAACAAAGCAGCCGATAAATGCAAGACTCAATGGCCATTTCTTCCAGAAGCCCATGCACAAACTGATAGACGTGCTGCAGGTGAGTCATATTGAGGTTGCGGAGTGCAAAACCGAGGCAGATATGTTCTTGTATGAAATCTATTACATAAATAGATACAAGCCGATGCTCAATAGGGATGATAAATCCAAAGAGGATTTGACAATCAATCTCCCGGAACTGGATTTTCAGATACTCCACAACGAATCGCTTATGAATAAGTGGAGAGAAAAGATAAGCCGCAGAAACGAGTTTGCAAAGAATTATCAATCTGGGGATTGCCTTGTGTGGGATTGAATTATCAACCTAGAATTGCTATAATGTGAAAAAATACATATCAGAGGGCGATGGATATGGGAAATAAAAGGGCAGAAATGCTCTTTTTTTCTGCAAAAATGTATTGACTTATACGCATAATAGGCGCATAATTGTATTTGCAAGGAGGGCACAGGATGAAAACAAAAGACCTTATCAAACTATTAGAAAGCAATGGTTGGAAGTTCAAGCGGCACGGTGGAAACCATGATGTCTATGAAAAAGGCGGAAAGAGGGAAAGCATCGTAAGACACAGAGAAACAGATGAAGATTTAGCAAAAGCAATCATCAAGCGGAACGGGCTGAAATAAGCCTGGAATCCGCGGGATATAATAAATAAAGTCGTGTTAAGGAGGTTAACGGAATGAAAAAAGCATATCCAGTTATTCTGTCACAAGGAGAAAAATTTATCGTGGCATATGTGCCGGATTTTGAAATCAATACACAAGGTACAGATGTTGCAGATGCAATCGAAATGGCAAGGGACGCAATAGGGGTTGTCGGCATTGATATGGAAGATGATGGAGAATCCTTACCAGAACCAACAGCAATTTCAGATGTAAAGGCTGATTCGACGGCGGATATTGTAACACTTGTTGATGTGGACTTCGGAGAGTATCGCAGAAAGAACGATATGAGGGCGGTCAAGAAAAACTGCACAATACCGTCATGGTTGAATTTTGAAGCTGAAAAGGCGGGGGTGAATTTTTCTGCAATATTGACGGCGGCACTCAAAAGCGAGTTGAAAATTCAAAGCAGATAAATGTGAAGAAAAAGGAAAGGGCAGTAGAGAAAATCTATTGCTCTTTTATTCTGCCTAAGTATCATAGTCAGAGCGCACAGATTGACATAGGAGCGGCGAACGACAAGCAGGCGTCTTATCAGAGGATGCGGATTTTAAGGCAAAGCGTGATGTTGTTGTGAAATACAAAAAGAGCATGGAGCAGATTTCATGAGACAAAGGGGCGGCAGTGATGCCGCTCTTTTTGCGCTTAACTTTGGTACAAATAATTTTTGAAGCTGTGGTATGATGTAATCACTCCGTACAAGATGAATGAACTTTCTGGATTGTTCTGTTTTACAGGATATGAAATTAGGGAACGCGTCTTCGGAACCTGCACAGTCCTTGCAGACAGAAAATGGACATTGATCAGAATGCCGTTTGAAGTGGAGGGAACGCACGCCGCGTGATGGGCGGGTGTATGATTGTGAGTTTGGGAGCCAAAATAGCTTCGTGGGTTTTAACAATCAAAAATTAGAAGGAGGATACGGCCATGAAGAAGCGATGTTACAACCATGCTAACGTGATGGAAAATTTTGAAATCTGATCCGGCTGCGGCCCGTGGCGAATGAATCGCCAAACGTGGCATCATGTGAGATGAATCGCGGCTTTAAGAACACGTTAAACTATGTAAGACCGCACTGCACAGCCCTTGCAGACATAAAATGGACAATCTACCTGAAGGAGACTTGAAGTCCTGCAATGCTATATAGTTTCCAAAAAACTTTATCTGTAATAGATGAGACTAGCCAGTGATTGCAGTAGTCTGGCAGTTACAGATAGTGCGCTGGAAGTGATGATCAGATTGTGAGCGTAGCGAAGCAATAATCAATCGAGGTAGTTTATAAGGCGCATATGGTGGAAAGTTGTGTTATCTGGCGTGAAACTGCCGGGAGGCTAGCACCGGCGAGATAGGTTCGATTCCTATACTTTCCATGCCTGGGAAGATACCACAAGAGAACTGGGTGTTGCAATCCGTCAAGAACGGTAAACGCAGGGGAGGTATCATTGGGGCGAGTGGTTATCGCTTCAAAAGCGGATAGTAGCTTAATGGTAGAGCCGGAGTAGGGGGCAATCCGAAACGAAAAGGAGTGCAAATATCCGTGGCTATAGTGTGCCTAATATGCAGGTTCGATTCCTGCCTATCCATTTAACTCTGATAGGGGAGTTTTCTCTTGTCGGAAACCGCAAAAGGGAGGATATGAGAATGGATAAAAATGATTCACTTGGGATGTGCATAGCAAAAATAATTGGCTGTGTGATTTTAATATGCTTGATTGCATCATTCAGTCGTTCTTGCAGTAGAAGTGATAGGAGTATGGTTTCTATCAAAGAGGGATATTGTTATGACTATGATACGCAAATAATTTATATCGAATCTTATACTGGAAGATATGGACTGGAAACAACATACACACCATATTACAATTTTGACGGTGATTTATGCAAATATGATTTAGAATCGGGAAACTGGATTCCTATTGAGTGATTTTAGCCTTTAACTTGGTACAACAATCTCACCAAACTGCGGTACAATATAAGCATAAAAGGCATTAGGAAATGGGCGCGACATAAGGTAAGACCGAAAAAGAAAGTAGGCACTGAATATAATCAAAGACAGGAACAAATGTGAAGCGTTTTCTGCGGTACTAATGCTTTTTATAAATGTAAATCGGGAGGGATATGGAAATGAAGAAGAAAATTTCAGGTGCAATTTTGGTAGTGGTTTTATTGTTTTCTTTGACGAGTTGCGGAGAACAAGAGCAAGTTGATTTTCTGAATCAGCAGATTGCAGAGTTGCAAACTCAAAAATCATCTTTAGAGGTCGAAATTACAGACCTTGAAAATATGGTTGCGCAAAAGAAAGAGGAAAACGGAACAGCAAAATATATATTGACTTTAGAAATAAAACAGACTCATTTTACTCTGAAAATATCTGAGCATTTGAAAGATGCTATGAATGCAATAGAGATTCAGATTCCAGTAGATAAAGAATATTATGATTCTGTGGAAGTCGGACAAAATATTGCTGATGAATTCAGAATGGGAAGTCTTGTTTTTAAAGGAACATTTGGAAATTTCAAGGTTTCCGTAATTAAAAAAGAGATTCACTAATTTAATATAGGAGAACAACCATGACACAATACCAATGGGTACTCTGCCCCATCTGCGGAGGAAAAACCCGAACGAAAATCAGACCGGACACCGAGGCGAAAAATCTCATTGTGTTCTGCCCGAAGTGCAAGAGGGAAACAGTTATGGATATTAAGAATATGGAGAGTAAGGAGGAAGTATATGCTTAAGTGCGAATATTGTGAGGGTGCAATTTATGATTTTGACCATAAAGAGTTAGGTCATGCAGACATACCGATTTTTGGCGAATATACAGAACTTACAGTTGATACGTTTTTGACGGACGGAGAAGTCACAAATTTGGCAGTAGGGGTCGGAAATTTGCAGCCGATAACAGTAAAAATAAACTATTGTCCTATGTGCGGTAGAAAATTGAATACAGATTAGTTTAGTGCCAGTAACAAAGTTTCAGTGCCAGTGGATACGAGAAATCGTGTTTGCTGGCATTTTTATTTTGACATAAAGAAGTGATGATAAGAAATGAAAAAACAACATTATGTAATTGTATCAAAAGAATATCGTTCAAATTGTATGGTTGAAGCATTGAAAGCCAAAATTCGCAATCCTAAAGTCAAAATCTATTTCTGCAAGCCACGTATAACAGAGAATGGACATTTTCAAATGTTTCATTTCATGTGGTCAAACGGAAATGCGGATTACGATTTTTCTGACTTGGAAGAAAACGGGTTACCCCCATATAAGAATCTATTTTTCAAGGGCGTTATTAGAAAGTTTGAATTAGGATTCTGTGAAAGATATTGCAGATACAGAAATGGAAAATAGAAATTTTATTTTGACATTATCTAATTTTCGATAAATTTCCTAACCCTCCTTTCAAGAGGGTGCGTCCGTCAGTAATGGTGCTGTAAAGGCGGTTCGATTCCGCACGGGTGCATTTGGGGAGAAATCCCCACATTTCCCTATCAAGCGTCTGCCCCTTGTGGGTGGGCGCACTCCCCGGGAAACGGCAACGATTGGTGGTGTTGCGGCGGTCTGTAAAACCGTTCCCATGTGGTAAACATTGTTGGTTCGATTCCAACTTTCCCGATTTGGCAGACGTGCCAAGTTCTTCATATCTGGTTCAAATCCAGTCGCCTTGATATAAAAATCGTGATGCGCAGCGAAAGTATCTTGAAAAGGTAGGGGCGTTGGCAGTAAGCGCGGTTCGATTCCGCTGTGA